TCCACAAAAACGCGCGTTTTTTAGCCTGACCGTCTGGCCGCCATGCAACGCAGCGACAACAAGCGCCGGCAGGACGCAGCCAAGGCGCGTTACGAGGACATCAAGCGCCGCACCGGCGAGCGGTCGCGCGAGGTCGCAGCCGCCGGCCGCGACATCGGGTCGATCCCACCGGTCAAGGATCCGAAACGTCTCGCAGCCTGCCGCGATTCGTTCCGTTCGTTCTGCGAGCAGTACGCGGCCGAGTCGTTCCCGCTCGCATGGTCCGACGATCACCTCCGCGCGATCTCCAAGATCGAAGCCGCTGTGCTGCGTGGTGAACTGTTCGCGTTCGCCATGCCGCGCGGGTCTGGCAAGTCGACGCTGTGTGAGTGGGCATGCGTGTGGGCGATGCTGTACGGCCGCGCCCCGTTCGTCATGCTGATCGGGTCGGATGCCGACATCGCCCAGGCGATGCTCGACAGCATCAAGTCGCACCTCGAGCACAACGACGTCCTGGCTGAAGACTTCCCAGCAGCGTGCCACCCGGTGCGTGCCATGGAGGGCATCACGCGCCGTGCCCAAGGGCAGACGTGCGAAGGTGCACCAACGCACATCGAGTGGACCGCCGACCAGATCACCCTGCCGTGGATCCCGGGTGCAGCCTCGGCCGGCGCCGCCGTGCGGGTGGCCGGCATCACCGGCCGCATTCGCGGCATCAAGCACACGAGGCCAGACGGCAAGACGCTCCGCCCGTCGCTCGTGCTGATCGACGACCCGCAGACGGACGAGTCGGCCGGCAGCCCGTCGCAGGTGGCGACACGCGAGCGTGTGCTGGCCGGTGCCATCCTTGGTCTCGCCGGCCCGGGCGCGGCCATCGCCGGCCTGTGCACGATCACCGTGATCCGACCTGACGACCTCGCGGACCGACTGCTTGACCGGATGCGTCACCCGGCGTGGCAGGGCGAGCGGACGCAGCTGGTGTACGACTGGCCCTCGCGTGACGACCTGTGGGGGCAATACGCCGAGCTGCGGCGACAGGGTCAACGCGACGGGTCAGGGACGACGCAGGCCACAGACTTTTACCGCACGCACCAGGCCGACATGGATGCCGGCGCCCGTGTCGCCTGGCCGGCACGTAAACACGCCGACGAGCTGTCGGCGATCCAACACGCGTGGAACCTGCGCATCGACCGCGGTGAGTCGGCGTTTTTCGCCGAGTATCAGAATCAGCCGATCGCCGACGACATCGCATCGGACAAACTCGACAAGCGTGGCCTAGTCGCACGCGCGCTGCCGCCCGGCCGCGGCATGGTGCCCAGCGGTCACAACACGCTGACCGCGTTCGTGGACGTCCAGGAAAAACTCCTCTTCTGGTTGGTCGCGTCGTGGGGCGAATCGTTCGGGGGTCGCGTCGTGGCGTACGGCACGTATCCCGACCAGGGCGTGTCGCACTTCGACGCCGCCCACGCCAAGAAGACGCTGGCACGTGCAGCCGGCAACGCCGGGTTCGAGGGTGCACTGCGGGCCGGCCTCGACGAGGTGGCGCGGCTGCTCTTGGGCCGCGACTGGAAACGCGAGGACGGCGCGAACGTCCGCGTCGATCGGATGCTCGTAGATGCCAACTGGGGGCAGTCCACTACCGTCGTGCGGACGTTCGCGAAGCAAAGCCCGTTCGCCGCCCAGCTGCTGCCGTCACACGGCCGCGGCATCGGTGCGTCCTCGCAGCCGCTGACCGACAAGCAGCGGCATCGCGGCGACAAGGTCGGCCTCAACTGGCGGATTGGGAAGCTCGGTGACACCGATCACCGCAGCGTGTTGTACGACGCCAACTTTTGGAAAACGTTCTGCGCCGCACGCCTGCGACTGGCGATCGGTGACCCCGAGGCGATCACGCTGGCCGAGGGCGACCACGACCTACTGCTCGAGCACCTGACGAGCGAGTTTCCAGTACGCACCGAGGCACGAGGCCGCGTCGTCGACGAGTGGAAAATATCGGGACGCGACAACCACTGGTGGGACTGCCTGGTGGGCGCCGCCGTCGCGGCCAGCATCACGGGACTACAGCCGACGGCGTCCGAGGCCGGCGGCCGTCGTCGCAAGAAGGTCGAACTACCGACCGCTGGTGGTGGCCGGCGGATCGAGCTGCGGAGGATGGGAGCATGAGCGCACCGCTGATTCTCGCCGTAGGTGTGGTGTACCTGGTCGTCGCCCTTGACCAATACCGTCAAGGGTCGCCAGGTATGGCGATCGCGTGGGCCGGCTACGCGCTGGCCAACGTCGGCTTGGCGATGAGCGCGAAGTAACACTCGACGCCACGCGCGTCAGGTCCACACCCCCTGCGATGCGCTCCTCCTGACGGCATATCGTCGCAGCATGAGCGACGCTATCGAGCAGGCCATCGAATCGACAGCCACGAACCCCAAGCGCGTCCGCACGGACGCCGGCGAGGTCGAGTCGCAGTCGATCCAGGACCAGATCGCGGCGGACAAGTACCTGGCCGCCAAGACGGCCGCCTCGACCAAGTCGCGTGGCCTGCGGTTCAACCAGTTGACCCCCAGCCCGTACAGCTGATGGCATTCTTGGACTTCTTTCGCGCCAAGCAGAAGCCGCGCGCCACCGCGGTGCCGGTCGCACGTGCACGCTACGAAGCGGCACAGGCCGGCGACGACTACAAGCACTGGCAGGTGGCCGACGCGTTTTCTGCCGACGCGCAGTTGTCGCCCACCGTTCGGCGGACGATGCGCAACCGCGCACGCTACGAGCGCAACAACAACTCCTATCTCGCCGGCATCTCCGCGACGCTCGCCAGCGACCTGATCGGCACCGGCCCGCGCCTGCAGCTCGACGTCCAGGACGAGGCCGCCCGCATCGTCGAGCGTGCGTTCTACGACTGGGGCACGGCCATCGACCTGCCGGCGAAGCTGCGGACGATGCGCGAGGCGCTCGTGGTCGACGGCGAGGCGTTCGCACTGATGACAACCAACGCCCGCCTGTCCGGCGTGCAGCTCGACCTCCGCCTGATCGAGGCCGAGATGGTCGCCACGCCGACCGAGCTGATGCGGCAGACCATCACGCCCGAAGGCAACACTGTCGACGGCATCGAGTTCGACGAGGCCGGAAACGTCATCGCCTACCAGGTGCTGAACTTCCACCCGGGCAGCAACTACCGCGTCAACAACCTGCAGTTCAACCGGGTGCCGGCCGCCGCGATGATCCACTGGTTTCGTCGGCAGCGTCCCGGGCAAAACCGTGGCGTGCCCGAGGTTGCCCCGGCGCTCAAGCTCTTCGGCCAGCTGCGTCGGTACACAGAGGCGGTGATCGCCGCAGCCGAGACGGCCGCCGACTTCGCTGCTTTCATTCACAGCAATTCCCCAGCCGCGGAAGTCGACGAGGTCGACGCGTTCGCCGAGTTGGAGATCCGCAAGCGTTCGCTGGTAACGCTGCCGGAAGGGTGGGACATCTCCCAGCTCAAGGCCGAGCAGCCGACCAGCACCTACAAGGATTTCAAAAGGGAAGTCATTGGCGAGATCGCACGCTGTCTCCAGCTGCCGTTCAACGTCGCGGCCTTGGATTCGTCGTCCTACAACTACGCCAGCGGCCGTATGGACCATCAGGTCTACAACATGAATCAGCGGGTGGACCGCGACCAGCTCGAGCGGACGTGCCTCGACCGCGTGCTGTCGGCCTGGGTGAACGAGGCCAGCCTAGCCGGCGTGATTCCCGAGGGCCTGCCGCCATTCTCCGAGTGGAACTGGAGTTGGGTCTGGGACGGCAAGGACCACGTCGACCCGTCCAAGGAAGCCAGCGCCACGCAGACGCGCCTCCAGACGCACACGACCACGCTGGCCGCCGAGTACGCCCGGCAGGGTAAGCGGTGGGACGTCGAGTTAAGGCAGCGCGCTGCCGAGCTGCAGCTGATGGCCGAGCTGGGTCTGCCAATGGATTCAGCAGCGCCACAGCCCACGGTCGTGGAGTTGCCGCAGTGATCGACGACGACGACTACGACGACACCCTGGTGGAGTTCCTGTGATGTCAAAACTCTCGATCGCGAGCGATGTGGAGTTTCTGCTGCAGGCCGCCGACGGTGAATCCGCCGCCGGCCCGCGGCGGTTCCGCATCGTTGCGTACACCGGCGCCCCGATCCGCCAAGGTTGGTCCCGCGAGCCGGTGATCATCGACCTGGCCGGCATGACGCTGCCGCCGACCGTGCCGATCGTCATGGGGCACGACTACGCGCTGGGGTCGATCCTCGGCCAGGGCGTGCCGAGCGTGCAGGGCGGGCAGCTCGTGGTCGAGGGCGAGATCCTCGCGGACAGCGAGACCGCCCGCCAGGTGCTGGCACTGGCCGAGCGCGGCTACCAGTGGCAGGCGAGCGTCGGCGCCGATGTCGGCCGCCACCTGAAGTTTGGCGAAGACCAGGCAACAAACGTCAACGGGCAGACCGTCACCGGTCCTGTCCGCGTCGTCCGGGCCTCCACGCTGCGGGAGACAAGTTTCGTAACCCTTGGGGCGGATCGCAGCACCGCCATCAGCATCGCCGCAGACGCGGCAGAGGAGATCGCTATGGCGGCCGACGCCACCAAGCCCACGGACGAGGTCATCGAGACCCAGCCCGTGGCAGCCACGGCGGAGGCCGTCGTGGTGACCGATACCGTGCCCGCGCCCGTGGCCGATCGCAGCGCCGAGCTGCTGGCCGAGATCCAAGACCTCAAGAAGAAAGTCACGACCATGGAACAGCTCCAGGCAACGCGCGACGATCGTCCGTCGTCTCCCGCCGTCCACGTCGTCTCGCACGTCCCGCCGTCGGCGGAGGTGATCGAGGCGTCCTTCGCGCTGCAGGGCAGCCTGCCCGGCATCGAGAAGAAGTACTCCGAGCAGACGCTCGAGGCGGCCCACAAGGCCCGCCGCGAGATCACGATTAGCGAGGTGCTCGTGCAGGCGGCCGCCGCCAACGGGTACGACGGTTCGCGCCGGCTCAACGCCGCCACGCTCCGTCCGATCCTCGCCGCGGCGTGGGCCACCCACGAGATCGCCAACATCCTGTCGGCGACGGTCAACAAGTTCCTCCTGGCCGGCTTCGACTCCGTCGAGAACGCCTGGCGGA